TGGTACGCAGGCCGGTCTTGGGGTCGACGCCGATAACAACGCCGCCTTCATCGCCATACTCAGAGGTTGCAAGTTTGACGTCTTTCAACCCCATACGCTTGGCCATGGCCTTGGACCCAGCGGCGTAATCGATGGGAGCTTCTTCCTTCTTGCCGCCAGCGCCTGCAGCGCGCTTTTGCGCCTCAGTCGCAGCCGCTTTGCCGCCCGAGCGCATAGCGCGCAGGATGTGCTCCTCGTTGCCCGGGGCAAGTGGGATGGTCTTGGTTACTTCGCGGAACTTGGCGATAGTAGCCGGATCGCGCTTGGAGATAAGCGCGTTCAGCTCAGTAGCAGCCTTGTCACGACTTAGCGCATTGGAGTAGCCCTCGATCTGCTCGCTAGCGGTGCTACCGTCTTTGCTAAGCAACCCGGAGAGTTTATCGAAGCCGTGGTTAACCCCAGCGCCAGCGAGACCGCCGACAATCTGCCCAACCGGTCCGAAGCCGGATCCAGCGCGCATACCTAGGCCGACAGTACCCGCGCGCGCCGCGTCGTAAACACCAAGTAGCGCCTTGTCTGCGAATGACGTGTCTTTGTCGCCGTAGATGTTGCGGTGCGACAGCACGTCAGCACCCAAAGTAACTGCGGTACCAACACCAGGGACGCTAACCGGCACTTTCTTGACCAAGTCGGCCGCGCCTTTTGCGGCGTCGCGCACAATAGGCGCGCCCTCACCGAACATCAGCTGCATGAGCTTGCCGCCTGGATACCTAGGGCCGGTAGCGCCAGCAGGGGGAGGACGAAGCGGGCCAGTACCATGTGGCTGATTCGGGTGCGGACCCATGTCGCCGACCGGAGGAGGACGAAGCGGGCCAGTACCATGCGGCTGATTCGGGTGCGGACCGACATCACCTACCGGGGGAGGACGAAGCGGACCAGTACCGTGCGGTTCGACTCGCGCATTAGCTCTGGCTTGATTCTCTAGCGCGGCCTTTCGCGCATTCCACTCGTCGTCGGTGGCGATGAGGCTACCCGACCCAGACGGGCGTGTCTCGGGGCGAACATTGCCGATTTGTGCCTGTAGCGCATTCCACTCAGCTTCGAGGGCAGCATTTGTAGGTACGTTGCCAGAAGGGCGGCTACCGCCAGCGAGGGCTGCGTTGCGCCTAGCAACGTCCTCCTCCATAGCAGCCATCTCAGCAGCGGCTCGAGCGATAACGTCTTTAGTGACCAACTCTCCTTTAGCGGCATGGAGTCGCTTCTGAGCGCTGAGGCCCTTCACTTCCTTCCACACACCACCTGGTTTTTTGCCGTTGGTCTCAGCAATCAAGCGCTCAACTGCCTTGGCACCACCGAGAGCGTTAACCGTCTTGACAGGCAGCACCGCCTCACCGTGCGTAAGCATGGCCGGGACTTTGTCGACGCCTTTCTTACCGCTAACCATACCGCCGTGCGCGAGTTTCTTCGGTTCCTCCTCAGTAGTTGGAACAGCAGCTGTAGGAGCAACGGTTGGGGCTTCCGCCGTAGGCGTAGGAGCTGCAGCAGTGTCAGTACCGTAGTTAACAGACGGTAGCGCAGTCTGCATACCGCCTGCGGGACCCACAGACCCAGTACCGGTGCCGGAGGTAGGCATCCCGCGAACCCCCGATTGCTTCGGCTTACCACCTTTACCAGCGGCCATAGGGTCAAACGATGCGGAGTCCGTCAGCACATTGGTAGTCTTCTGCGCTGCCAGGAGCTTCTCCAGCATCGGATTACCGAGACCGAAGAGCTTGTCGGCGTCGTACTTGCTGGTCTCAACAAGGCGCTGTGTGGAAAGTGAACTCATGTTTATCTCCGTTAGAGCGCAGCGCCGATGAGCTGCGTTTCAGCACCGACCATAGACACGAAGGCGCTAGCCGCCGACGAAGCCATCTGCCCATACACCTGTGCTTTTGCGATGTTACCGTCAACACCAAGCTTCTCAGACTGGTAATCCTGATTCGCTCTGGTGGTGATGTAGTGATCGTGCGAACCGGCCATGATCTGGTGCGCCTTGAGGCTAAGCTCAGCCTCAGAGACGATGGCGCGGTAATAATCCGCAGCAGTGTTGACCATCTTGGATTCAGCGTCCGCCTTGGCCTGCGCAACTTGGGCCGACACACCCTGCGGAGCCATCCACGTACGGACGAAGTCACCGAGCGCGGTAATAGCAGACTGACGTACTTTCGTGCCCTGCTCAACGGCGAACTTCACGTCCTCGCGGTACGCGTCAAACACCTTGATAGCGATGTCGCGCGACAGGGAGCGTGCCTTATCAGCCGCTTCTTGCTGGACCATCATCAAGCGGTGAGCCAAAGCACCAGTTGGGATGCTGAAGCCACGGCTAGCTAGTCCGTTCAAAGCCTCGAACTCCATCTTGCGAGTCTCGCCGATCTCACGGTCGACTGCCTTGGCCCAGATCATTGCCTCGATGTTAGCGGGAATGCCGCGACCGCCGTTGAGGATAACGTCGCCGATCCAGTTCTCTACGCGGGTGCACAGCACGCTAGGGAACCAAGTAGCAACGTACTCAGCGATACCTGCCTCCATGTCGTCGTGCATATCAGTGAAGGCGTCCTTGAACGCCTGCTCGATATCGCCAGAGATATTGGTGGAGTTCTGATACAGCGGCCTGGTTACAGGCAGAGTGATGTTCGGGACCGTGTATGCGTCGTACTCGTTAAACGCGTTGGTGGTGAGTGGGACGGAACCGTTGTTGATGGTAACGCCGTCCATGGCGGCTTTGTACCGCGTGGCGATGAACCCAGCTTCGCCGGCGGCGTTACCAGCATTGGTGACCAGCGAGAGCGTCTGAAGTCTCGCGTCGTTGATCAGCTTCTCAGTATCAGCCATTCAGACGTCTCCTCTGCGACTCGCTAACGTCTATGCCTATCGAGTCAATTTCGAACGATCCGCCGTTCGGATTACTGATAGCAAACGTCCAGTACCTCGACCGCAAACCTTTGCCAAGTATAGCACGCGTGTTGCCAAGGCCATCAGGCTTAGGTACACCGTAAGTATATACGGTCTCGTCATCAATAGTCACGGACAGCAGAAGGTCCTCGACCGACTTACCACCGAGGTAAACGAACGGGCAATGCTTCATCTCATGGGTCTTAAAGTCGTCCGTGCCGAGTATGACAAAACTCATAATCTCGCTGCCGTCATCCAGGTTGCCGCTAAGCTTATAAATGCCGTCGTGGGCCACCCCGTAATGCTCTCCGTTGTGTACGAGGAAGGACTGAAAGTCGTAGTTCTCATACGACGAAAACGCCTTTGTCTTGGCGTTCATAACCCACGTAAACACCGCCCCCTCCGGTGCTGTACGTGACGCAGCGATGACCTGACTGATCATCGTCGCGTAGAACGTAGCCGCTACGGACGCGGAGCTGGACGCAGATGCCGAGGACGACATGCTATTTGACGTCACCTTGGCGTACGTCATAGCCAGATTTACCGTCCCGGAGGCCGAGATAGACAGAGCCATCACGCGCACTGGGGTCAATGTAGTCGAGCCGCTACCCGTCGAGGACGCCGTCGCCGTGTGTACGACGGCGATATAGGGGGTAAAAGACCCTGCTACCGTTCCGGTGCTGCTAGCCGTGGCTGTATATGTCGGCATGTGACACTTCCTTCCTTGATCTTACTTTTCCTGATAGCTCTGGTAGTACGAGTCAACTTACTGCGATCCACGTACATAATTGCCGGGTTCTTCGGCAACGTCCGAGGTGTGCAGTCAACTACTGTCTCAGGTAAACCAGCCATTACGGCTTCTCCAATCTACCCGGGTGCCCCGGCCATAGCGGCTGTTTGACTCCGAACGCCCCAACTATGCTGGACCTATACGGGTTAGAAAACTTATCTGGCGTGAAGTAGTTACCAAATCCAATCGGTTTGGTAAGGAACGGCGTACCAGTACACAAGTAGTCAGTATATATGCTCAAGTACACCGGCACTATAGCGTCGGGGAATGTACTCTTTGGAGAGAACGGGCTACTGGGGTCGTAGCCGTGACTATAGGTAGGATCCGGTCGTGTTCGTAAGTAGTACATAGCTCCCTGGGTACCATCAGATGCGTCTTTAATGCCGTACGGCGCAGTGTCTATCTGAAGGTCACCGAGCGGATTACCAAGGCTTAGCGCGTCTTTCAGCTGCCACGTAGCTCCATCATCCTCCGAGACCATGCGCTTTCTAACCGCAGCCGGTTCGCCGTATGCCTGGTACCAAACGTCCATCACAACCACCCCCGGCTTGGGAGATACCATGAAGTTCCTGCCAAATAGCGGTACTTCACCTATGCCCATGTACGCCTTGCTAACAGTCGGTGCGGTAGCTTCGTAGGAGCTTAGGGTAGTCCAGGACGTGCCGCCGTTTGTAGAGCGGATCAAGTAGTATTTATCGCTAGACAGCACATAACCAACGATTACGTCGTCTCTAGGGCTCACGAACGAACTTAAAGCGTCGTTGCATAGCGATAGACCGAGTAGCGTCTGCGTGCTCGTGAAGCTCCACGTATCTGTAAACACGTCAGCCTTAGCTATGTATGACGCCCCCGCGCTGGTAAACAGGAATGTAATGTTCCCGCGCTTATAGGGGATAGGTATAGTGACACCGGTTATTTCGTAGCCTAGATATCTCGGCCAGATAGCTTCAAAAGCCCCAGTATCTATATTGGCCTTGGCTATAACTCCGCAGTTATCAGAGCCGAAAGGGTCGCCAGTGGGCGCATCGAACGATGTAAACGTAACCCACCTGCCGCCGCTGCTATCCTGACCCACTCGCTCTAGTGCATAGAACATATCGTTCGAAAGGTTGAAGCCGACGTACAGCCCAAAACTATCTTTGACTACGTACCGCGGATCCAGGCCTGGTTTAATCACAGATATGTAGCCAGGTACCCAGGTACTTGAGAGATACGTGAATTCGTTTGTCTGCTGTGGTGTGAGCTGAACAATGGTGTCGCCCATTGGCAGAATCAGCATATTGTCGTCGTCAGAGAAGTTGCCGCCGCTAGACGAATACAGAACTTTCTCTGTGTTCTTAGTGAAGTTCGTAGTTATGCCGCCCCAGCTACGCCGATTCCATACACCATCTATCAGCGCCGGATCCATAGCTGCAGCCTGGCCAGGATCCAAGAACGCACCGGCTCCGATACCCATAAGCCCGGCACGTATGAGGGCAAAGATGTCAGCCCCAACAGGCTGAGTGCGGACGCGCTTATTCCCAGCCGCGTCGACCGTGGCTTCAACTCTACCGTTCGGGGTGTTGATTACTTGGCGGGAGGGAACGCCAAGCTCAGATATGCAGCGAAGCCGGTTCTCTCCTAGGGGGAGGAGAGAACCAGATCCGGGGGCAATACACTTGGTATTGCCGCCCATAATTAGGTGCTAGCGAGCGTGATACCCGCGGTGATGTTCAGAATGTCGCCGTTAACGACTGACTTCGAAGTACCAAACTTCACGACGGAGATCAGCGTACCAGCGGTGCTGCCAGTACCGGAAGCAGAGAGCAGCGCACCGCCAGTAACAGTGTTAGTTGCGGTCATGGAGAACGCGGCCACGTTACCGGAGTTGCTGACCGCACCGGCAGAGATGGTACCAGGGACCCACGCAATACGGTTGGTGGAGCCGGTGTATCCGCTAGTGAGTTCGCTAACAGCTGCGGAGTATGTAGCCGCAGTAAGAGTCGCGCCGCCGTTGATGGCCGGATCGTACGAACCGGTGTACAGCGACACATACCAGGTAGCGTTGGCTGCACCGGCCTTGAGCGTAACGTCGAGAAGATGATTAAGCCCCTCGTTCGGGATGAGGTTATCGACTTCTTCTACGCCGATAACTTCTCCGTTGCGGATGTGCTCAATCGTGTACTTGAAGCCCACTTTGGATTTACTCATCACTGTCCCCTAATGATCTCGGCGTCCATGTAGTCCATGGCCGTCGCTACGGTAGTATGGGTAGGAGCTCGACCCACCCCCACAAACTGCGTCACGCCGTCGCGCTCTACGTAGATAGTCGCGCCCTCTGTCGCCGGGTCGACGGCGATAGTGTCATCATATACGTCGATAATACCACCTTTTTTCATGGTAGCCACCCCTCTCTCCGTTACGCAAAGGGCTTCCTGGCCTACCGGAAGCGTAGAAATTGAGTTCTCAGCCAACCTGCACGGCAGCGCGACATCGAGCTTGAACTCGTCAGGGTTGCTCCCAGCAAGCCAATAGATCTGATCAGACCCCACGTACAGACCGTCGGCGGCAGCGAAGATGCCTGTAACCTGCTCAGGGAACGGAATGTAGTTCCTGGACGGCGAATGCAGTCCGTATCTAAGCGGCTCGGTGTACCAGACGACGTTGCCGGAAGCTCCGTAGATACGCCCGTTGTAGTGCGTAAGATGCACGCAGGCTGGGAACGGAAACAGATATCGCGTACTTAGTGCAACCCCGTAATGCAGCCCGTTCAAGCTGGTGATGTAATGAGTAGTTCCGGGCGTGGTGTCCGCTATAAGTCTATGTACTTCGCCGTTCACGTGCGTAGCGTAGAGACGCAGTCGGGTTACCCCCGACTGGCCAGACGAAGGTAGCGTAATCTGAATACCACCATCAGCCGACAGTGTGATGTCCGTCGCTACCGAGCAACCACTCTCCTCGCCGGTTACAGACACATTGGTGTATATGAAGCTGTAACTGCCGGCCGGCAGCGCGCCTGAAATGGAAGTAAGGGCCGGCGGGTGTATAGGATTGGGGACTACCCAATCCCGTACACTGCCGCCATCGACTATAAACGAGTCGTGCCCGTTCGATACGTACAGCGTCGAGTTTATCTCGAGGAAATGGGGCCTGCCGCGCACAAGCCCGCTGCGTAGTACGGTGCCACTAGAGTTCTTGAAGTTAGTACCGTCGACATACAGGAGTCGGGAATCGTAGGACACAGCCCCAAGGATCATGGTGCCAGCGATGGTCTTGGAGTAACCGGTACGACTACGTACGTGCCCATCATCCAGCACATCCATATTGATCAGTGCTCGTGCCTGCCCGGAAGGGATAGCGTATGAGTCGGCGCGGTTATTAACCCCGCCTGGATAGTTCTTCCCGCCCGGAAAGCCGTTGATCTTGACACTTTTGGTCATACGGACCTCGCAAATAGCTTACATACTAGCATACGCCGCAATAACAATCTCTTCTGGAACATGGCTCGCCACGGTCTCTTGCTCCTCGCTTAGCGCCGAGAATCCAGCCAGTTTAGCCTCGGGCGACGCCGGGGTGTAGTCGGTGACGTAGCCATACCCGTCTTGCGCTTCGTCACCTACCAAATTAGCCCCGTATGCACTCACGAGCAGAGTAGCGGACCCAAACACAGCCGGCGCGACTACCGTGGATCCAGTACCGGAGACGGCTACCACGCCAAAACAGGAGAATCCGGACATGCCTACAAGGCGGTCTGACGCACCAGACACAAGCGCAGCGCCGGTACACGAACTCGTAGTTCCGGCCAAGTTAGCCCCGGTACCCACGAACGGGGTAGCGCCTGTACCCGCCCCCGTGACTGAGATAGTGGACGTTCCGTAACCAGTGATTGGAGTAAGTACAAGGCCGCTACCGCTACCGGTAAAGACGACCGTGTTGGCCCCAGTACCAACAATGATAGACGTCACGGCTCCTGAGCCTGATCCGATGAATGCAGCTAGCGTGTTAGCGCCAGTACCACTAATCGCTCCGTCGTTAAGTACAACGCCGGATCCGGTTGAGGTGATGGCTACCGTGGCTGTCGCTGTCCCTAGGCTACGGTTCCGCCTAGATGCGCATGACGACGCAGACTGGGGGGTGTAGCCCAACTCATTCACGCCGCCAATCGCTGAGATAGTTTGGGTGGCAAAGGTGAATCGATCAAACGTCGCGCGCGTGCTACCGTCCCAGCGCGGCCCCCATATACCGTACGTACTTCCAGAGACGGCATTCACACCGTACCCAGAGAAACTTAGTACCGCCGCGGGGTTTATGTACAGTTCCAGATCGAACTGCATACCGTCGATCTCGGTAAGATAGGAACCTGTTGCACCCCCTCCAAAAAACGCGTGAGTGGCGTTACAGATACCGCCTGCCGCCTGTCTCTGGACGATACTAACCGACGTAAGTGTGCAAGCCTCAGTTGCGAAATTCAGCCTATCAACCCTGTTGGTGTTTAAGCTATTTTCGACACCGCCAGCGGCGTAGCCGTGTGTGTCTGAGTTAACGCCGCACACTGAGTACCTAGCCACGGTGTTCACAGCCGATAGCACCGCGGTCGTCTCCGTAGCGAACGTGAGCGCCTCCATGGAGTCCAGCGCCACAGTTGTAAAGCCGGCTACGATATACCCCTTAGTAAACGACTCGTAGCTCCCCGGGTATTCGCGGGCTGTCGTGAAGACCGCGGTATCGTTGACTACGGCGTCGTTCGAGAAGGTGACACTGTCAATCGTCGCGTTACGCCCGCCAGTAGACGAGAAGCCGACGCTGGCGTAACCCTTCGTCTTTGACGCGAACCCAGCCCCCCACTGTCGGTTGATCGGAAGTACCCAAGCAGCGTTGAGGTACCTGTTACCGGTATGGATATCTATCCGAACTATGCCGTTATCGGGTGCGGTGTTATAGCCGCCCATCATGTACCCGGTACCATCGTACGTCGACAACGCGGCGGTAGCAGAAGAGCTGAAGTCATCAAGGAGCAGGACTTGCTTTACCTTGAAGCCGCCAGTGATGTCCTCAACCAGGTTGCCGCCGCGACCTTTGATATCCGTCGTGTACGCAGAGAAGTGGTAGTTCGACTGCCCGGAGTACTTTGCCAAATCCGACTGCGATAGCGAGATAACACTGGACGTCATCGTCTGCAAATTCGCAGCGGCTACGAAAGTCTGGCTAGAGTACGCCCCGTACGAGTTGTGCATCCAGATACCATCTCGAGACTGCGCGTAAGTCTGATAGTATTGATCAGAGCCAAGATTGCTCGAGTTTCTTGCAAGGAAGTTAGTGGGGCTACTAGCTAAGGCAGTTACTGTGTCGGTAGCGTACGTTATCGACTTCCTGATTTCAGTCGGGCCATCGGTGTATCTATAAATTTCGCTTATAAGCGCGGCTGTGGGGAATCTTGGGGTGCCGAAGAACTCTTTACGTCTGTTAGCCGAAAACACACTGGCACTGTTCGTCATCGCCCGCGTGCTAAACGTGTACTTCCTATACGTAGTGCCAGACCATGTAGCTGCCGAATACCCCGCTACGTTTGATGACGCAGACCCCATAAACTCAAAATTTGATGGGACAACGTCGTATGTCCAAGCACTCTGCACTATGACGTCCGTAGCATGGGTGAGAACATACTCAGCGTGCGACGACACGCCGTCTGACTTCAATATCGTAGTCTCTGTGTCCCTAGTGAAGCCGGTAGTAATCCTCCCGATAGCTGGAGCAGTGCCGCTAACGCACACCAATAACTCCGATCCTATTAACCACTTGTACAGCGATGTGCAGGCCGTGGTGGATGTATTGGAACTCTGATAGGTAATCAGCCCGCCAAAAACGTGCCCACCCATATTCGCATTAGATGAATAGCCGTATCGGGGCAGAAAACCCAGCTGGTGTAACGCGATGTATCCGGTTGCTAGGCCCGCCTTATACACGCGCCCGTAGTCGTATGGGAACGTCGGATAAGCGAAACCAGCGTCTTCCGGGACAACTCCGAACCAGCCGCCTCCTGAGATACTAAATAGGTTCGTACCAATGCCGCTTATAGAGCCCGCAGCGCCGCTCGCAGAACTTGTGAAGTCTGCCAACGTAATAGTAGGTGCGCCGCTTGCATTGTTTCTAGTAACACCGGAGCTACCCTGGGTAGTGCTAGCAAGCGTATTAGCCCCGGCACCGTCGCGCGTGCTATCACCGAGGCAACCACGCCCCGCCGACGTAAACGCGGCCAAAGAGTTAGTAGTAGTGCCAGACCTGTTCTTGCCTTGTATCAGACAGCCGGAATAGAAAGATACGAAGGATATCCCAGCGTAAATAATGCCGATATACGCAGTGTCGGTAGCGAAGGATACCAACCCGCGTCTTTGGTCACCGAACGTGTACCCCCAATCAGCTGTGCCATCTTGTGCTGAACCGGTAGTGAGGTTACCTGAGTAGAGTATGTACGTCGCGATAGTGTCCGTAGTTAAGTTGACCGTCCAGTACGCAGTGTTTATCTGGTTATCTCTGTTACCGTGCAGGTACGCCTTATTAGTCCCGTTACTAACGGCGAAGTACATGGTTCCGATCTGGTTGTCGATCAGAAAATTCAAGTTAGTATCAGCAACTTCTGTCGAGTAGAGGAACCGCGCAAGGTATCCTTGGTTAGTTCCAGGATCATGGACTGTGTACGCCTTCGACGCAGAGGAAAAACACTTAGGTGCGTTGGCAGCTGTCGATATAGTCCCTGCTGGGTTAGATGCCGTCTCTGTGGAGAACGTCAACTTCTGGACCTCTGTCGATGCCGTCGTGTTGTCAGTACCGCCAAGTGAATAGCCAGCTGTCGGAGCGTTAGCGCCTGCACCGTACCGATGGCCAGTAGCTAGAGTACTCGACAGCGTCGACTGCCCATACGTAACTCCGGTGACCTTTCCGATAGACGTAGCACCGAGGGAAGATATAGTCCCGCCCATCGTATAAGCAACTGAGTAGTCAGACGGTCTAACAGTAGACGCCTGGCTCATGTCGTAGCTGACGTTCGTAGCACTGAGCGACTCAGTGTAGACACCGCCAGTGGTGACGTGAGCAAAGTACGTGACGTTCGCTGTCCCGTTCCTGTGCATAGCGAACATCTGATATGGATGGTCGCCGGGAGGGGCGGGCATATCAAAGAACGCACGGCCTTGCTGAGTGAAGCTATCGAGTATGTTGGGGGTGTTCTTCTCTTTCCACCCTTCGCCGTAACTTGACACAGATGGCGAATCACCGCCAACGCCAGTGAACGTGTTGTTAATCCGCACACCCTCGCCGTACGACGTAAATCGCTCAACAGTATTCGCAACTGTTGACACCGTCCTTGTTAGTGAGTTTACTGAGTGAGACTGCGCCCAAGTAGCTACCCCACTAAGCGCCCCAGCTGCGACGAAGTAACCTAGTGTCTGCGTCGCTGGGTAGTAAACTTCGAACGCCCCAAAACACTTACTGGGACTACAAAGCGCTAAACCCCGCAACCCGGTATAGTCAGTCCCGTTTAGCGACCCGGTAACCGTGCTAGTAACGTATGTCGACGTGTTGTACACGTGATCGTACGTAATACCGGGAGTGGATGAGGTAGTGGTAGCCACCCTCCGAAGATACGCGACCTCACCCCACCCAAAAACCGACTGAACAAGCCCGACCGTCGTCAGCACTGTAGGGAACGTAAGCGTGTCGGAGGACCAGTCGTACTTTCGGACCGTACTTATAAACGGCGTAAACGTAGTCGCGCTACTACTGCCGCCGAAGAAAAATCCGCCGCCAGAGCCGAATGAGTAAGGTGCGCCCTCGCTCCCTGTGTACGCCGAGTATGAAGTCGACGTCACAGTCTCTGAGGATAGCGTGAACTTAGATGCGGTTGTAGCGGCAGTCTGAGTTCCGCCACCGGACGTCCCGTTAGTCGGCCTAAACCAGCCTTCTACAATCAGGGCGAACGACGCCAGGTTATACACCGCCGCCCGGCTGTTGTACTCGCCGGACATTGTTGCAGCAGAGCCTGTAGCTGTTTCTGTCGACCACACCATAGCGTTATATCGGGTGCTTCTGTCGAAGAACGGGGAACCAGATTGGGCGTAGTACCCAGTGTATGACTTCGTTGCGCTGGAGAATGTGCCACTACGCGTTTTGTTGGAGAGGTAGTCGGCGATAGCGGTCGTCGTATAGTACGACGAAGTCAGCAAATTCATTACAAACGACGTCGTCGTCCCCTGATGACCCCAGGCCTTTTCGAGTATGTACTGCGCTGTACCTGCGCTATTACTTGTAAACGTATCGAGCGTGTTCGCGCCCTGACCTAGTTTCCAATCTAGCCCGCCGTATCCGTCAAGAATTTGCAGGGTGTTGAGCGTATTTGCGCCAGTGCCGTTCAGCGTCGGATAGCCTGAGCCCGTCAGCGTGCCGGTACCTGATTGCGTAAAGGTACTTAGAGTGTTGCTTCCTGTCCCCGCTGACGGCAAGAAGCCGGGGAGGATGATGTGCGACTCGCGGCCACTAGCTACTGCGCCATCGTAAAGCAGATACCCAGTACCTACCGCTGCTGTACCGATGTTAGTTACGAAGACCTGCAGCGCAATACTTGAGTTAGCTGTGAACTGCGCACTGAAGTTGGCAGTGAACGTCAGAAGCCCGGCAACCGTGTTCATCTCGATGCCGTCGTCGGCGGTCATTACGATACCGCCGTCGAGGAGCAACTTTGCGCGGAGACCGTAGTTACAGGTCATCGCACTTTCGTAGCCGTACAGGTTAAAAGTTACTGTGCTGCCGTTTGTGAACGTAATAGGGGACGTCGGGTTATACGTCCAGGTGATCAGTTCGTTAGCGCCGCGCGGGAAGTTCGCAAAGCCGAATTGCTGCTCGCCAGTACCGGCGAAATCTACGGTCCAAGCGTCAATAGTCGACGCGGCTCCCGCCGTTAAGCTCAGCGTCTGATTTTGAACGAAGGCCCCACCCGCTGGGGTCCGTAGATATAGGGTAATGGCCATTACAGAACCCCGTTGTACTTATCGCCGTCCTTCTTGTTCCAAGGCGCGGTATACCAAGTACCGAGTGAGGCCCAGTTATAACCCTGCACCCAGAACCATATCTTCCGGTGCAACGGAGTGCTCATCGTGTCATGCCAATCTGACACGAGCTTCATCTTCCGACGAAGCTCGGTCACCTGAGCCCTGAGCGCGAAGAGCTCTTCTTCAGTCATTAGTACACCGCCAAGCGCTTCATAGTATCCTCGCACTCGAGCCTAGCAATGGACTGCTGAATCCTGGCCGGCAGCTGGTACATGTCTTCGGTCATGTTGATGATGGACTCCTGTGCCCCGCCACCAGCCGTTAGTTGGCGCTGCAGCCGCTGCTGGAAGTGAATCATCTCCTCAGCCTCGAACTGTTCGCGTGTGTACTTTGGAAGCTTCTTGAATTCAGCGTACATCTGATTCAAGTCGACGAGGAGGTCATTCAGCAACTTCGTCTCATACATACCGCCTTCTTTAAGCTGACGGAGCTCGATCTCAAGGCGTCGCCTAGCGAACTGGTCCAGATCACCAGAGCGAAGTTTCTCTTCCTTCTCGTCAATATCAACCTGCTTGAGCTCCTGACGATACCGATTCTCCTTAAGCGTCTGGATCTTCGAGAGCAGGCGCAAACCGATAGTGCGATACGCCCGAGCAGGCGTGATCTGCGCCGCCACAACAAAGGCTTTGTTTTGGAACGCCGAGTTTTCAAACGGTATATCGAAGAACGCTTCTTCGATCTCTTTCAGAACATCGGGGACTTGCTTCTCATCAATCGGAACAAGTTCGTTTGCCACAGCACTCTCCTATGAAAAAAGGGGGCAGCGGCCCCCTTTGGTAAAAAGGCCAGATGAGTCCTTACGCGTTGCCGGCAGTGATCGTCTTCGCGGTGATGGTGATAGTCTGACCAGCGTTAATGATGTTGTTATCGAGCACGATGTCAGTGCCAGACGTACCGACCGATCCTTGCTCGTGACACGTAGTAACGGTCGAGTCAAAAATCCGGTAGTAGCCGGCAGTACCAGAGTTCGATGCCACGACGGACCAGGTGCCGAGGAGCGTTTTCGTACCGCTCGACGCCGCGTTCATCCAGTCTGAGGGCAGGACCATCGTCGCGATCAACGTGCCAGACGACGCAGTAGCGCAGTTAGCTGGCTGCGTACCGGTATAGAACAGGAGCCTGGCAGAGGTCCCGATTGTAGACTCGATGGAGTTAAGCATCGCATCACGGACTGCAACTGAATATTGAACAGCCATTTCTTTCTCCTAGAAGTTAGGAAGTCTTAGACTTCTTTCCTGCAAGTCACAGCAATATCGGTGTTAGGTCTGACCGAAGTCACGGCGCTAACATCGGTAAAAGCCACTGCGGTCTCGCTAATCATAGACGCGGTAGCTTCATCCGTCACCAAAACATTATACCCTAGCCCCTCGCCATTGGTGCTAGTCAAGGCTAGCGGTGCAGATACGGAGAAGACTGGGGCCGAGTCCTGCGTAACCTTTTGTGGGTCCAGCTGCACCGTAGTGAATACCCGCTCAACCGCACGGAACACTACAGTGTCGGCCTCCTTTGCGAATGCCCATATCTCATCAACCGCCTTGGTCGTGTAGAGATATACGCCCTTGAAGACTTCTACGACAAGGCTAAAGAACCATGACCTGGTATCGTAAGACTTGGTATCGAAGGACCGCTCGTCAAACATTACGGCACCAGTACGCTACGGAACTTGTCGCCTTCGGAGCCGTCGCCGTGTAGAGCTGTGCCGACCATCCTAATCACGTTAACGTCGTGAACGTCGTTATACGTGCTTATCCCGGAGTCACTGATATTACCAAGTGTATTGGTGTGCAGCATAACTCCATCATTAATGACCGTGCCGCTGGTATATGAGTCGATACGAATGCCGTAGCCGAAGTTATTGTGGATATTCGCATCTAGGATGCGATTCAGCCGGTTGCTCGTCCCTGCTCCGGTGTTAGCCGAGCCCTCAAACTCAATCCCATCCTTACCGTTGAGGTAGTAGTTGCCGCCTTTGACGCTGATCTCGCGCGGTGAGCCGTTGCCGGTGCCGCCAGACATGTCCTTAATGAGCAGGCCTGAGCGCCCACACTTCTCAGACTCGCAGTCGATGAGTTCATGGTAGTCGCCGTGTGTGTAGACAATACCAGACCCAGTACCGACGCCCTGGCCAGCACCGACTACATAGAGCTTATCGAGCCTGGAGAACTTACCGCTGATAACTACGCAGTCGCTAACAGTGTCGGACGCGTTCGCCCGGACAATGAAGCCAGCCATCGAGCAGTTATTCGCCGTGACGCTGATGATCGGGGTGGAGTTATCTGGTGTCAGCGGTTGGAACTGAAAACCGCGCCCGGGCCCTCGTAGGTGTACGTCTTCTTTGTTTATCACGATCCTCTCTGTGATGACAGCAAGTGTGCTGCTCGGCGACAGGAGGTAAATCACGTCGCCGCGCCCGGACACAGCCTCGGTTATAGCTGCCGACACTGTCCGCAGCGGGGACGAGGGGGAATTACCCGGAGCTAGGTCATTACCATTCACAGGGTCTACGAACCAGCGTGCGCCGAAGCCCTGGTGGGTCTGCCGGAACGACTCAATGTTTATCGTCTGGATGCTGAACTGCTCGGCCATGAAGCCGGAAGCGTCGACCTCGGTACCTTGCGACTGGTTGATCAGGGTGCCGAAGCCAGTTACCGTGACAATGCCCTTAGTGCATGTAGCGTCCACGATCAGCGTCCCGCCGTTCATGTGGATCCAGCACTGTCCGGACTGAGTAGCGTGGTTCTGGTTAATGATCTTCAGCCGACCGTGCCAGCCGTCGAAAGTGACGTTCAGTCGGGCACCGTTGCGGTCAAGAATGGCCGTGCCTTCGTCAGAGTAGCATTCCTTGAAATAAGACGCGTGGCCAGACGAGACTGCTGAAGTCTGTCGTATCGTGTAGCCGCGAGTGGTGCCGTCCATGAGGCCGCAGCGCTCGTAGATACAGTGCGCGTTGTCCAGACCGTCGATAACGCAGTCGTGGTAGAGCGACTCACCGCCCTGATAACCGGTAATTTTGCAGTGGTGCCACTGACTATTAGTGGTGATGCAGCCTTGCGTAAGGGTAACAGTCGTCCGAGCGACGTTCAGCGTAGCGCCCTGGCCCTCGAAAATCAGCGCAGTGACGTCATCAGTCGCGCCGATAGTCAGGTTGCCGATGATGCCGTAGTCGTCAATACCACGGAGAGCGGCGATGAACTTGGCGTCCGCGAGGTTGCTAACCGGTCTTTGGCCAGTACCTATCGGGTACGCTGTACCCGCAGTGCCACCAGACGATTTGATCCAGACCTTGCCTTCGAACGAAGACTGCTGGATCTCCTGCATCTGCACCAGACCGGCAGAGTTATTGGATCGAACGGCGACGTTGTTAAGGTTCGTTACGTCGAGGATATTGTTGTTTGACCCGATCAGCGACACCGAGTAGCTGCCGTTTTCAAACGTGATAGTGTAGCCGTTGATGATCTCGATGATTCGCGCGTACTGCAGACCGCCTAGCGAGACAACGGTGTTGTGCCTGTGCGTATCAGGGTACGGCATGCCCTCAGGCGAATCTTCAAGGTCCTTAAGCGCAAGGCGGAACGTGTCGGTATTTAGGGCGTAGCTTGTACCGCCAAGGAACGTGAGGTCAGCCTGCGGTATCGTTATAACCTTCGTAGCCCAGTTGATGGAGATCGCCATTACGAAGTCGCTCCATGCCCCATGTCCTTGATACGCATCATTGTAACCTGCGTCTGCAGGTTCTGCAGCCCGTTGAGCAACCCGAGTTGCTGCTCAGCCATCCTGGCAACCTGCTTTTCAAGCTCGCCTCGAGCCGCTTGCTCATGCTTCAAGGCCGCGTAAAGCGCCTCAATGTTGCGCTTGGCGATGATGATGTCGTCGCTTACGTACGTCATTGGTCGGCAATCAGCTGGACAGTACTGGAGAAACCGAGGGACGAACTGACCGTACCAGCGATACCAGCCGACTTATAGTACGGTGCTGAGCTCGACTTACGCGCCCACCCAGTGATTGGCTGGCTAGAACCAAACACCCGTGAGACTGTTGGCACGTTACCGTTTGCGTCCGTCACATCATCATGTAAAACATAAGTCGACTTGATCGTGCCCGTCGGGCTGGAACCCGGAGCCGACGTCATGGTGTACGAGTAACTATCGTTGTTAATCTTGGTGATCGTAAACACACCGTTGTTCGCTGCGTGACTCGCCCCCTTGATAACCACTTTGTCATTCGTAGCCATACCATGCGCAGTGTGCGTCACCGTAGCCGTTGTGCTGCTATTGGAGATAGTTACGGTGACGTTGGACGGCATCGGGCCACCAGCAGCCGCTTTGACGTGCACACGTGCGTTTTGAATAGCCACACCGTCTGTATCCGTCACCTTCACGTTGGAGCTAACAGCACCAGAGATCACAGTTACAGCGCACCCTGCAGTACGGATCGACGGCGTATTGCCACCGCTGATCGTGATGTTCATGGAGCCAGTGGCGATATTGACGAAGATCGCCTCGTTACCGGTGCTGCCGTCAGACGCTGCGTAACCTGTCCACGTGTTGTTGGTCAGCGTGATATTAGCTGCGGTACCAGTGATTTCAAGCCCATACTTCGTGCCGCTGCTGATGAACGTTGAGCCGCTGATAAGCGCAGCATTCGCCGGTGACGAAGCGGTCACCGCTTTTGTGCTGTCATTGGTCTTGTCGAACGTGCATCCAGTAAAGGGGCCACCGCCGACTGTAACTAAGTTACAGCGCCGCCAGATAGTCTTATCAGCAGATGCTGCGGACTGGAAAATGAACGTGCCCATGTCCGTAAACGTGCACGAGTTCAGTTCCACATCCGCGTTGTCGATACACTCAAAGTTTCCGCGTGACGTCGTACCAAGTGCCGTAATGCTGATATTGTTCCACTGGACGTATGAACTTGCTTGGCGCACTTCAATTTTGTTGAACGCGCTCGTCACCTTCTTGGTGTTGGCGATGACGATGTTCCGGTTGCTGTCGCGGAAGTCCACAGCTGATGTATAGCCAAGCGTCATCAGCCCTTGCCATTGATAGCTACCACCGACAAGCTGGAACAAGCCCCACCGGTTCGTTGTGCTGTTCGCTGTTGATTCGAGTGAGGCGAACGTGGCGTAGCCATTGGCAAGGTCGCCGCCGTTCATGCGAAGCTCACCACGACCGTATCGAATGGCGTCGACACCGAGCGGGTTGCCTTTACCGATGGCAGCACCAGTCTTGATCCGTGCGAGCACCCCGAAGTACTGGAGCGTCGAGGTCGGTGAGCCCGTCGTCGCGTCCTGTGTCAGCGAAGGGTCGACGGGGATACACGCCCAGCCATCAAACGGAGAAATCGTGTCAGCACCACGCACATACCACTGCTTGTACGCAGTGGTGCTGTTACCGATGATCAGTTGCAGACCGCCGTTTGCTTCAGTCTCGAGCGCGCCTGGGCCCCAAAAATACGCCCATGCGAAATACGCATTCGGCGTGCTGATAGTCTTGCCAGAACCGCTGTTGAAGATCGCACCGCGAGTAGCGTCACCAGTCCATCCAGGTTTGCTGACGCAGTTGCCGTTCTGGACGTAGAAGTCAGTCTCAGAGGCCAACGCGCCCGTTCCGACGTTTGTCCAGTTCGTAACTGATTGCGCCAGATCGAGGTCAACGAGGTCTGTCGTATAGCTGGCTGCGGCCATTTACACCACCTGTGCAGTCGTGTTGCGGTCAGCCTCGATTAGCGCAGCGATAGCTGCTTCGATGGTAGGTAGCGCGTTCACGAGGGTGGTATTACCTGCGCCTGCCTGCCGGATAGCCTCCAGTAGAAAGTCACTCAACTCGATCTCCCGAATCTCGTGGTGGTACACACGCGTGCCGTCGCGCACGCCGTACAGACGGTACTCGATAAACACCGTGTAGTGCGGCGGCGGGGCGTCCTCTGCGACCTCGGTCTGGTCTATAAGCAACCTACGGAGGAACACGCGGTTGTACGCGACCTCCGGCTGCTGAATAGCGTCCGCGATCTCGATGCCCACGATTAGGTATCCGAAGTACGAATAACCGTCGAAGTACCACCGGCAGAGCCGAACGTAGCTGCGGACTGGAACGTCTTGATCGGAGTACCACCGCCGTCGCGTACACGAACCCAAAGCGCGCGGTCGGAAGTATAAGTCGCCGAGTAGCTGGCCGTAGTGGCGTTAGCGAGCCTGTCGATGTAGCTGATAAAGACGTTGTTGCCGATGCTGGCGTTGGTCACGTTGAAGTCTGCCACGTTCGCCACAACCGCTTCAGACGCCGTCGGGTCGATGGTGAACGTCGAGCCGGCGAACGACGTGTAAACCAGTCGGCGATACACACCGGCGTTGTCCAGCACACGAATCGTACCGGACGTCGGAGTATCACCGGGGATCGCGGAGCTTACGACAACCGAAGTAATGTTCGCAGCAGTCAGCGCTGAAGTGGCGACCGTGAACTGGGCGTACAGGATGTCGTCGCCAGTGTCCTTCGGACCAACCAGGACATAGTCCTCACCAGACACAACCCCGTTGACGTAGAACGTCTGGTTGTTCGGCGGGTTGCGGGTCGTGCCGTCAAGGGCGGTGATACGGTCCGCAGAGGTAGCGTCGTCGGTCTCAATCGTCAGACCGTAAGCACCGAGGAGCGCAGAGCCAGTCGACTGGCCGCAGAACGGGAAGCTGAGAGCGCGCTCAGTCGGGGTACCAGTGTTCGTCGCGGTAGCCGAGGAACCAGAGCCTGTGATCGTCACGGAAGCGGAAGGAGCGACACCCTTAAGCAACTGGATCCACATCTTGGTACCGGCCGTAGTACTGTCGATGGCAAGCATCTGGCCTTCACCAGCAGTTCCGCCCGTACCCCAAGTGACTTTCTCGAACGCCGAGAAGGTGCCAGAGCGCGGAGTAGTCAAGCTTACTTCGTGCGTGATACCACGGAACTGCTCGCCAGGCAGACCAAACAGCGTAGTAGTCTCAGTCTGGCGAGTCAGATACTTCATGCGCTCGTAGAACTGGTTAATGCTGTTTGTCGGCTTGTTCGCGTTCCACTTAGCGTAGTAGTACTCAACGCCACCCACGGAGTCGATATCGAGCGAGTTATAGCCGGCAGTAGTGAGAGTGATGCCAGTGTAACCAGCGACGGTGCCGGATGCGGTCTGGTTGTTGTTGTCCGTGACGTAGTTCAACGCCAGAACGTTGTTACCCCGCGCAGTACCGTTAATCTTGAACTCAGAGTACGACTTACCAAACTCACGAGTCTGGCCAATCAAGCGACGGCCGTCGACGTCGGTGCCTGACGTACGTACCTTGATCATGAACCGGTGAGAGATACCGTTCGCAGTGTCGTAGTTCAGACCGGCGTAGGTAGCGCCGTTGTTCTGGCTGTTCCAGAAGGAGTTGACCGCCGAGATAACCGCGCCGTTCTGGTGGATCTGTAGCGGCATGCCCGGGTTCGCAATAACGACCAGGCCGTCCCAAATATCGTTTTCGCCGTTTTGGATAATCGACCCGTCGTACAGGTGCTCAGACGCCGTCTGGTCGATGTTGTATGGAGATAGCAGCTTTACGATGTTATCCGTCTGTCGTTCAGACGGCGTGGTGTCCGTAATATCCAGCAGGTCGGACGTCGCGGCGTCGGCCACAGCGTCGTCGGCCCTATCCTGCAGCCAACGGTGGAATTCGATTACCGTCGCATAGGATGAACCAGCCGTAGTGTGGTTCGGGCCGGTGTAACGAATATCGCCGTTAGTGGCAATTGTCCAGTGGGAGGCGGTAATCGGCATGGCTTACTCCTTAAGTCGTAACCTCTGAATCAATTGTAACAGACCCATACAGGATTCCAGTAACTACACCGGTCCCGGAAACCATCTCTAGGTCGTAAACACCCTTCTTGGCAGTGAGCGCTGCTGCGTTAGTGGCCGTCATCGTGATCTGGATAGTCTTGGCATTATCGTCCACCGTGACTGTGAGGGTGGGGCTCACACCAACTGAACTAGCAATGGCCGTACCGCCTACTTTGTCCTTGATCGTCATACGCCCTGTAAAACCAGCCATGCTGACCGGGGTGTAATACTTAACCACACCGCCGCTTGCGTAGGCTTTGAAATCGAGCGAGTTAATGTCATTGATCTCGATGGTGTTAGGGTCGATGACCGTAGCCTTGCGCCACTCAGTCGTGCTATTGATCTGAGTCATACCCTTCACAGACTCGATCATAATGCGCCAGCCATCTGGGACACCGTGGGTAGCGCTGGTGATGCGTACCGGAGCCGCCTGGGTGATAGCGGTGATCGCCTTGTAGACGAAGGGTTGCTCCTCCCAGCGGATGACTTGAGAGAAGGTCTTGCCTTTGGTGATAACCAGGTCTTTTTTAGTGGCCATTATGCGCGCCTCTCAAAGTGGGGGCCGTCCTTGAAGTCCTTCCAGTTCCCGCCCCAGCGGTTCAGCGGGTCCAGAGCCTCCCAGAAGTCCCCCAGCTCCTTCGGATAGCAAATCTGCCCGTCCTTAAAGAAGTGAAGGTCCACTGCACATTTCTTGAGGTGCATGGAGTTCATCGTCTTGCTTCGCCCTGTCTTGAAGTACACCTCCTGCATTGCCAGGGGGCGCTCTACTTCACCCATGCGGACTTTATACCCGTGACTCATGGCGTAAGTCAGGAGTTGACATAGGTCCTCCGAGAAGCGCTCTTGATGTTCGCCGAGTTTCATTTACCGCGCTCCCGCATATCTACGACCTTTTCGACCGTGCGACCAGCGAAGTAAGCACCCATGACGAGCATGAGCATCTGGGCTAGCAGCTCGACGTACGCGGTGTTCACGTAGAAGTCGAAACCCGAGAGGAAGGCGAACATGAAGTATACGGAGAGCAAAATCAGCAGAACCATCGGGCGGATGTTCTTACTGAGCCAAGAGTCGGAAAGCATATCCGCCTGCCACCGCGCGGTGATGGCCTCGTTCGTGACCTTAAGTTCTTCCAGGGCCCATTTGCGAAGGCTCTCCTCGTTGTCGAACTCAAGCTGCTTGTACTTCAGCGCCTCTTCGTCCGTCATGTCAGGCTTGAGCTTGACGCCGAGTTTCTCCTCAACGAACGCTTGCCCCTTCTTGGAGACAGCGTCGTACAGGAGGTTAAGACCTTTTGAAGCCAGAGCTGCGAGGATAGGTGCCATTATTGGAACTCCGCGTATTTACGTTCTTGCTCAAACATGCGAGCCTCAGGGCCGCACTCTGACTTCTCGTTCCTCATGTACTCTGCGGGCTTCGGGATATCGAACGCTAGACACAGTTCTCGCCCGTACGCCACTCGCACGTTCATGCAGTCTTTACACTCTTTCACGGGTTACCTTTATTTTCCCAGATTAGTTTAATCTGCTCTTTATTCTGCACCACGTCGATCTTCAGCGTGAGTACGTCCGTCTTAATCTGCTCTGTCTCTTTGAGATGGTCCTGCACCCACCAGACTAGTACTCCCTGAAGTACCACAAGGCTAACAAGCGATGCACGCCAAAAGCCCCGACCCTGATTTATCAGGGCCATCTCGTCTTTCTCATGCTGCTCGAAAGCAGTGGTGTGCGCCTTCAAATCCATCGTCAGGCTGCGGGTTAGCTGGGTGTTCTCATCGAGGTTGCCGGCGATCTTGTTGAGAATGAGTAGAAAGGCTCGGTCCTTGGGGTCCGAAGCAAGCCGGATAGCTTCTTCGATCTCCTCTTGAATCGGGTCAGGGTGCCTACGTTCCGGGCCTTTGTACTCTGGCATTAGATCCCCCCATACACAACTGTACCAGCCTTGTGACTGCGTACTGACCGCTCCTGGCCAGACTTCAGACAATACTTGGTGAATTGATCGAGAAACTCACTAGCCTTGCCCTTATCGAAGGTCTCGGCATCCTGCTTATTATACGCACGATGCTTCATCCACGCGACCAAATGAGGGTGATGGTGGGCTTGGATTTCGGATAAATCGAGGTTGAGCGGAAGTCGGTTGATGACGAGGGAAATCGTATCGGCGACTGCAGGTATCGCAGATAGGCGGATGTTAGCATCATCAACACCAAGTACGAGCCCTGTAAGTGCGCCAGGTACATTTGTAAGGCGGGGTTGAGTACCGGCATTCTGGTGATCCTCCCAGTCTGTGATGGTGAGTTCGGTGCCGTCACTACGCTCAGCGTGCCGAATCTTCAGAATACGGGGGTCGTAAGAGACGAAGGTCTCACCGGCGGGGGCGTCCAGCGTACACAAGTCGCTGGTTGCGTCACGAATCCCGCCGATGAGGCGGACGAACATGTTCTGAGCGTCGTCCGCATACTCCTCAACCTCCTCATCAGACCACAGATAAGGCTGAGCTGTATCCATAACCTGGTTACGGAAGAGGGTGATGAGTTCGTCTTTAGTCATTACACGGTTTCCTTAGCAGCCATGTATTTTTCCCAGGACTTCTCAAGCTCTGCACGATCTACCCGAAACTCGAGCATACCGTTCAGCACACGAAGGTCGGGGAAACCAGATGCGGTGAAATCACCGCGCTGCTTGCGAATCACCAGCTTCTCGAACGATTTGTGCAGGATCTGCTCTCGCTCGCTGCCGGTGGGGACCACGGGCTTCTGCTCAATCTGTTCGGCAATGGCGTCAGAGCCATCAGCCATTACTGCACCTACCGCCAGTGCCGCCTCGACGCAGTCGGGGTGGACATCCGTGGGCACCCCTTTTTTGAACGCCGGGCTAAAAGGGGTTGTGGTGCGGACATAGAAATCACGGTTAAGTACCATGAGCGGCATTACAGTCTCCTAAAAGAAAAAAGGGGTAAGGACCTGAGTCCTTACCCCTTATCTTACACCATTACCTCATTAGGCCGGAACAACGTAATCAGCCTTGCTCGGGAGCACGTAGTCGACGCGGACGCGGACGACGAATGCGGTAGGAGCGGAGCCGGTACCGGCGGTGGTGATACGGATGTTGTCACCGTTGGTACAAGCCAGGTTCGGCTTGGTCGTGCCAGTCAGAGTGAGCGCAGTGTAACCGGCGGTCATCATCGTGGTAGCGGCAAGCAGAGCCACAGGCGAGGCGTTAGCCGACGCGATAGCGAGGGTGAAGGTGGTGGAGGTTGCCGCAGCGGTCTCCACAGTCATACCACCGCCGACGATCTCAGCACCAACCGGGAGGTTGATAACGTCCCACGACTTAGCGAAAGTCGTGAACGCCGTGAGAGCGCCGGTAGTGTCCTTCATGCTGTCGCTGACAGTGAACACAAACTCCGACGACATAACGCCGGAAGCGGTGCGAGTTGCGAGAAGAGTTGCCATGGTGATATCTCCTTATTGGCCCACGTTGACGACGATGACGCCGAAGTCTTCTGCGGAACCTTGAGCCGAGCTGTTGAACACCGGCTTCTTGAACCCGAGCATCTTGGCGACGCTGATGCCCTGCTGGTTACCGTAGTCGAATTCTTCTTCGACCCATTCCGGATTGCCGAGGTCAGCCATACCCAGAGCCTGAGCACCACAGAACAGCATCTTGCACGCAGCGGCGCTCGAAGAACCGAGGGCACCGTTGACGAC